CATACTCCTCCGGCAGAAGCAGAAAAAGCTTATTATGCTTCCATCGGAAACGATGATCTGGCAGCCTGAGTTCACAGATAAAACACTCTCCAGGAAACCCGGGGCGGTTCACAGCCCACTGTGACGGACTGACTTGATCAAGCCACTGTAAAAACCAGTAGCCAGCACTGCCTGCGGAGGTGCCGTAGGCAATGCCCGTTGAAATTTTGTCCATGGATTTCATAGCCTCACCTCCGCAAATAACGGATGGCGTAGTTTTACACTGAGAGATGAAAGGGATTTGAAAAGAAAAGCCCGCAAAAGCGGGCGAAATTGGATCTACAGTCAGGAAAGCACTCTATCCAACAAACCACCCACAGTTAATCGGAATAAAAGCAGAGTGCTTATGAATGATCGCCTGCCCGAAGGTTAGTATTTCTGCACAGCAATTTTGCAAAAAAAAGCGATCATTCATAACCTAAACGTCTTTCAGTCACTCCGGGATTTCCCATCATCGCAGACTGAAAGACTCTAACTGGAGCGGGCAGCGGGAATCGAACCCGCATCATCAGCTTGGAAGGCTGAGGTAATAGCCATTATACGATGCCCGCATATGGTGCCGACTACCGGAATCGAACTGGTGACCTACTGATTACAAGTCAGTTGCTCTACCTACTGAGCTAAGTCGGCACTGGACCGCCACCGGGGACTCGAACCTCGCACACTCAACTTAAAGGGTTGACGCTCTTTCCTGATGAGCTAGTGGCGGTTGGTGGCCCTTGCTGGATTTGAACCAGCGACCTGGCGATTATGAGTCGCTCGCTCTCACCACTGAGCTAAAGGGCCGAGCCAAAAAATAATAATCAGATGAAAATCAATAATCAAGCCCTTGCCTGGATACATATCTGTCTGGCGGGAAGCCATAATAGCGGTGAAATACAGAAATAAAGTAGGACCTGCTTGAATAACCGCATTTTTCTGCTACAGCCTGTCCATATCCATGCCGGGAACATAACATATTTACAGCAACACGCATCCGCTCTTCCAGCAACAAGCGACTGAACATGCCCCCTTCATTTTTCAGTTTTGTCTTTAACAAACTCTCACTCATATGCAACTGTAGAGCAATCGCACCAAGCGTCCAGCTTGCTGATATATCTGTCTGAATTATCGCCCTGACTTTGGCACTTATGCTGGATAAACATCCACTTAAAAACAATGACATCCGTTCATCTGTTTCAAACAGAGACAGGCAGGCCATCATAAGAAACATATCCGTGACCTCTCCGGAAAATCCCTGGCTGGTAATTAAAGCCGCAGCCAACGCAGGATTGTTGGGTTCCAGCAACAGGTAAAGCGGAATGTCAGTCAGACGAGTCCTCGTCAGCTTATGCTGACTTTCCAGATATTGACTTACGACGGATTCGCTTATATCGACAATTTTAACTTTGCCATAATGCATAAGGAAAAGCTCCCTGATGCATTTGGTGGCCAGAACGACTGAGCCTGGCTTAAGTGACAACGTATCCTTTTCAAGAAAAATATTAATTGGGGAGCAAACCATGATAACTGAACAGACAACAGCCATTATAATTTTACTTTCATTAGCAATTGGTTAGCTCAATTATAGCCCCAAAAGGTAAATTATCATCAACACATAAGCAAAGGACTGACAGGTGCCGCCCCCCCCACCAGCCGCCCATTTACCACAAATAAAAAGCCTTCAGGACTGAATGCGTCTGTAACAACCGCACTGATAGTCTGCCAGACCCGCCATAACCAGCTGGGTCAGTATTAACTGGCAGCGTTCGCGTGAAAGGTAAGTATTCTGCGCAATCTCCCCGACTGTCGCCGGTTCGGTAACGCTTAATTCATCAAACACAACTCTGGCGGTTTCTGTCATATCCTGCTGTTTCAGCATGTCTTTTTACCCTTTCCGGTTAACGTGACATACCAATAACTCTTGTCGAAAAAGCCAGCAAGCTGAAAGAACGGTATTAATAACCACCAGCGAATTTATTGCGCTGCTGTATATTACGGACACAAAAAAACCACCTTCCGGTGGCTTCCTTGTGCGAAAAAAACTTGCGTTTCGCCTCGCGATACAGCTTTGCGAAGCAAACAGGAATTGAAGCAGTTTATGTGCAAAAATGCAAGAACTTTTTTAAAGCTGCATCAACCTTTCCACCAGTTTATCTCTGCGAACAACAAACCAACCATTGGCTCTCGCCAGTTCCAGCCATGACTCAAGGGAAATAACAATATCATCATCCCGTAACTGAATTGTGGAAACAGTGACACCGCCTCTCTGATAACAGAGAACTCGCGTGTCGTAACTTTTCTGGCATGAAACTGGCGCTGACGGATCCTTTTGTCTGAAATAGCAGTCTTCCAGCTTTTCGAACACATCCCACGCCTGATCGGTTTCCAGCATTTTGGCATGACGGGCTGCTCCGCGTTCTGTCCAGAGGATGAGGGAGCGGGCTTTCGGGGAAATTTGTAACCCTCTTAAAGATGGTTGCAAATTTTGTGAGTAGTTTAAAGCTACCCGCAAATTTTTCAGGGCATCGCCAGCCACTTTGAAAAAATGCTTTCCTTCAATAAAGCGCTCAGCATTTCTGGCGTAGTTATTTTGAATGTTCTTAACTCCAGCACCGTACAACTGCGCCAAAAGTTCGGTGGTAATAACAGGAATCTGGTTATGGGTGATCGGGGAGAGAGTTTCAACAGAAATTTGAGTTGTCATAATGACGCCCTCTGGTGGTTTCTAAACCATCACCACCGTCAGGTTCCTAATCATCGGGTGGTGAGACGTACAGGGTTAGGAACTACCGGGAAACCAACCGGCGAGCTTTTCAGCTCCCCCATACGCCCCACCATAATTCAGATGTGCGCGTGCATACGACAATAAAAAACACGCTCGCGGCGTGTGTCTGTCGCGGTCTCTATCCGGGGTTCCTAATCCCGACGCCAGATTTTGCTGGCGCGTGAGGAATATAGCCCCGGATAACAGATTGAGTCAACAGACAGTTTTTAAATACCCGGAAGAGAATGCATCACGCATCGGCAGATAGAGCATATATTCAGCAAGATTTAGCCATACATCTACCCGACTGCAGCACGTCCGAAAACACCACTCAGGGTGTGCATCATTTAGCAATTCAGCCATTTTGCGCTTACTCATCCCCCGCCCTTCATATCTTTGCCGGAGGATACAAATCAATCCTGGGTGTTCTGCCAGCACTTCACTAATCACCCGATCAATGCATAACGCCTCTGCATCAGTACAATGCACCAGCCAGCTTTTTTGCTTGCCGTTGATCATATCCCGCAAAAAAGCCTCAAGTTCAGGTTTGTCCAGACCTGCTTTTTTCATCCTCCGGAGCGCCTCATTAATTGCCGTTTTTGTTAGCTTTTTAGAGGTCAGCAACTGGTTAAACATATTTCCCGTCTTACCGCCGCCAATATACGACCAGCGCCCCCACATACGTAGTTTTCCCTGAATCCAGACACTTTCCAGCGTGGTGAGACGAAGGTGTTCTCCGCTTTTTCCTGTATTCGTTGGGTAAATCATAAATATCCCTCCTTTCTCCAGATTTCTTGTGTGCGAAAAACACCTTCTGCATGCATCAGGCGTAATTCTTCTTTGGTGTAATCGCCGGTTTTTACCCGCCCGTCGATTAAATCGTGGCACGAGCTACAGGCAATCGCTGCCTGCATATCGTGTGGCTTTATCGCTGTTCCGCACGTTCCCGCCAGTCGGTAATGCGCCAGCACAGACGTTTCCGGATCGTGATTGCAGTAGCCAGGAATTCTGACGGTGCACATCTGCCCCCGCGCCGCTTTACGTAAATCCACCATTACGCAAACTCCAGCAGCTGCGCGGCCACATTTTCGACTTGTTCCGGAGAGGAAAATTTACGGAACAGAATCCAGTTCCACAGCACATTCAGAACAGATTTATAAACCTGCTGAAACTCGGTTTCGTCCATATTCGCAAAAGCGATGGATTTCGCCCGACGCCCATGGCTACCGTCCGGATAAAAATGTTCGGTGTAAAATCCAGCCTGAATGGTTACCCACTCGCGAAAAGCCTCAAACGACTTTAACAATGCCGTATCCCGGGTTCTGCGTGTCGCAACTGTATTCAGATATTGCTCTGCGGCATCACTCAGGGCTGGCGTGTGTTCCCGACCAACTGATTCGCACAGGTAATCAACGAAACCAGACAGCAGTTCTCGTTCGCGAGGCGTGATCGCCCCACCGACCGGAGTCCAGTAATCGAATCCCAGTTGCAGGAGTTTGAAAAAACGCTTGTGGAATGCGTAGTTACGCACACGCTTAAAGTCTGCGTGTATCCACTCGCCTATTTTGATTTGATGCAAAAAATCGCAACTCTCCGGTGTCGCCGGGAGAAGTAATCCGGAAGAGGTTTGTTTGACCAGTTGTATATGCGCCATCGTAGTTCTCCGCTGGCGCAGTAGAATGGGTGTTCAGCCCGTTATGTAGTATACCAGAATTAATGCCAATACTAACAGGATGCTCTGACTCGCAATTCATCCAGCAGTTTATCATTTCCCATAATGTCACTTACCCTCATCGGTAAAAAAATTGCCTTTCGACCATTACGATACATCATTGATTTTGGGGTTTCAGGGAAGTAATCCATTTCGACTATAACTGACAGGTCATCACGACGTATGACTGCGTATTTGCAACTAAATAGTTTCTTTATTTTTTCCACGATGCCTCCGAGTTTATAAGTACAAACGGTTATATCCACATAGAGACAAAAATATTAATCTGAAAAATATTTATTTCACGCTGTATATTTGATTATTTAATGTGCAGGTACAATGACTTTTATTTTTTGTTGTGTATATAATCAAATATATGGTTATTTTTCACCCTGCGCATTCAGCACGCAACAAAAAACCCGCCGAAGCGGGTTTAGTGCGGGTGCGTTGAGGATGCCTGACACATCAGAGGTGGCGGGAGATTACTCCCCCGCCTGGTCTCTTACTTCTCAGATTCGTAGTCTACGAAGACAGCGACCTCCGTCTGACCGGTTCGGATTCGTACCTCGCAGAGGTCTTTCCTCGTTACCAGTGCCGTCACTATGACGGTTAAACAGATGACGATCAGGGCGATTAACATCGCCTTTTGCTGCTTCATAGCCTGCTTCTCCTTGCCTTTCGGCACGTAAGAGGCTAACCTACGTGTGTAGAGCATAGATATGGCCTCAGATTAATGTTAAGCGTCTTGCCGGACGCGTAATGTTAACTGGGGCTTTTCTCTGTCTGCCTTACGGTGGCATGCCCGAGGCAGATAGCCTCAAGCACCCGCAGCAATTCTACTTAACTCTCGCTTTACCGCAAACCGTTTTTACCCGATATGGGAATTCCCATATCGTAATGAATTCAGTTCCCTAGTCGATCCATCAAAAACACAACCAGGCAGTAAACGCCCACAACAGCAATAACAGCCAGCGCACCTTCCATTGCCAGTGAAATATCATCCGACATATTCCCTCCTTTGGTGTGAATCCCGGCGAACGTTTTTACCCCCACCGACAAATAACATATACTAAAAAATCAATAGCTATAGCAACGCCTGTAATTGCAAAGGCTTCAGGCCAGATCATTGGCGCACCTCCTGCGGCGGTTCTGGTAGCGGCATCCAGTGTGACGGTTTCCACGACGCACCAGGAATTATCCACCCATCATTAGCGTCAGGATGCCCCGGGATGTAAGTAGCCCATTTCATTCGCCAGTCACCTTTCCTGTCAAACTCCACGGCAACAAGAACGGCTGTTTTGGTATTCGGCATTCGCTCACTACAGCTTATCCAACCATCCGGAGTTACCGGATAGTTGCCAGCCAGTCTACGCAAAACAGCCTTAACAGCCTCAATACGGTCATCATCGCAATTTTCCAGCGTATCTATGCGGTCGAGCATGATGATGGCGTTATCAATATCAGGATTGCCGGTCCACTCATTACCGCGATTGGATTCGGCAGCCTGGTTGCCAGATGCTGGTTGATTGTCGGCTTGGCTATAGCTAACAGCACGGCAGGCATCCTCTACGCCTTTAACTGCATCTGCGCAGTAGTTATAGCGATTACATTCCACTAGCTTCTGCTTGAGATTTTCAATTGCTTGCGCGACATCAGCCTGTATTTCCGGAACTGGCGGAACGGCTGTCTGCTGCTCTCGAACGTCATTAGTCGCTATCGGTTCTGCTGCCAACTGACTGGCATATTTGTTAATGGTAACGATAAGCTCTTGCTCAGCCTCATCCAGACAATCACCGATACCTCGCCTGTCACCGTCAAAATCATCGAAATCGGCACGAATCCTGGCAACCTTCAGGATTGCGGACAACACCTCACTAGGAATTGCCGGATAGTTGGTTGACGTTTCCTCGATTTCCCGAAAATTATTGGTTGACGAATTCTTGTTTTCCCGAAAGTTTCCTGACTGAAGCATGGCGGCGCGGCAGGCGTTCCATATTTCGGCAGCAATATCGCGCTCGCTATCGGTTAATTTGTACGTTGAAACATAGCCAGAGAGCATTTCTACGTTTTCCGGAGTTGCTTCTTCAGGCACTACCGGTGCTGGCTCACGTATTACAGGCTCGCCCATGCGTGATTCTCCCTGCGCCTCTTTCACCATGTGGTCATTGATTTGCTCCAGTCGCCGAACGTGCTCATCAGCTTCAAGCGCTCGCCGTTTCCAGATGGACAGGTCTTCACGAGCGCCCTGATATGCGTCACCGTATTCGCCGTTAAATACTGGCGCTGGCGGGGCGATGCGTCCAAGCAACTTATTTACCTCTTTCGCCATCGCGTCATATTTATCTAAATAGCGATTAGCTTCTAAGCAGACTCGGTGCATCTGATCTGAGTTAACTCGTTTAACTGGATCTGCTTCCAATGATGCCAGTGCAATCCGTGCCAGTTCTTCCGCTTCTTCTGCTGGCAGTACAACGTTGCTACCAGGTCCGTATGTTTCGCGCCACTGCTTGATTGTCAGCAGTCGCTCTTTGGTAATAGTGGTCATAGCTATTTCACCTTAATCTCAACATTTCGCAGCTTTAGCTCTACTGGCAGGTCTGACTTTCCTGTTAATGCTAATGCGAGATTTTCTGGAGTAATGAGAGCAGTTATTGTTTTCCCCATCGCCAGACGAATAATCATTCGTATCTCGCAATCGTCACATGCTCCCGGTCGAACAATTGAGATTTGTCCGTTCATCTCACTCTCCTTTGATGCCAATGTTTACAGCCTGACAAGCCTCTTTGAGCACCCAGTCAACAGCGTCTTTCCATGCTCCGGTTTCGACTGGCGGATTTTCACTCTTAACCTGTTCATAGAAGCGCACCGCTTTAATCAATCCTTCGGGTGTCAGTGGCACAGGCTGGGCCGTGAATAACGCCTGAATTTCATAGTTCGGCCTGTCGTTGCAATCCTCTTTTGTCGGTACATATTTCCAGTCACCAACCCACGGCTTCTCCTGAAAGTTCGTAACGCCTTTTCTCACGTAGCGATATCGCCATGTCACCGGTTCGGCTTCCAGCGATACCAGCGCGACTTTAAATGCGGTAAGTACGTTTTTAACCACATCGATTTTGAATACTATTTCATCACATACAAACGATTTATCGTCTACTACCGTTTCAATTCCGGTAATCGTGTTTTGTAGCCATTTGGTTCATTCAGCCATTTTTCATTACCGCCCTTTCGGGCGGTCTCCTGATGTTCTGAGGGTGCAGGAATCCCTCCGGTTAAGGATTAAATTTTATTTACAGAACTGAATTTAATTATTCAGATATACGCATCTGTAACCTTACGAACCTACTCACTGGATGCCTATTTCATAAAAATAATCCAGTGGGTTTTATCGTTTTTTCCTGTTCGTTGACCGATAACAGGTTTTCTGTCGGTCAGTACCAATATCTGGCGAACAGGTATTTGCGTTTCATTCCATTTAAAAATCAGAACGCCGCGTGGGCACAACACACGAAAGGCTTCTTTAAATCCCTGCCGCAAATCATCTCGCCAGGTATCTTTATTCAGCCGTCCATATTTCTTTCCCATCCAGGCGTTATCACCAACACGCTCAAGATGCGGAGGGTCGAATACAACAACCGGAAACGATGCGTCTGCAAATGGTAATGCTCGAAAATCTGCTATCAGGTCAGGACTGATAATCAGGCGTCGTCCATCACACAATGTGTGCTCTTCTTTTCTGATATCGCTAAATATCGCCCGTTCGTCATTCTTATCAAACCAGAACATGCGACTGCCACAGCACATGTCGAGAATGGTAGCCGACTCACTCACAACATCACCTCCTGAAAGTTTCCCCGATAGAACGCCAGCACACGCTGCATAACTTCGCTCTGGCGGCACTCACGACAAATTATGTTCTGCCGTCTGTTGTAACGACGTATTTCTCCGTCAGGTAACTTTCGAATCAGTGTCGGGTCAGCAGCCTTCTCCGGTGTCTTACGCCATACGCGATACGCCTGCTCTGATGGAAATACCCCGCAACCAGAGAGCCAGACATCACCACTGGCCGCAAGCGCACCAGATAAACGACGAATAGCGGTCTTACTGACACCCGTTTTATCTGCCAGTTGTCGAAAAGTTTCTCGTCCGCTCAGGCGCACGAATTCCACAATGCGCGCCTTCACTTCTTCCCGCTCTTCTTGTGTAAATACTTTTGCCATAAGCGCCTCCGGCAATCACTTTTCCGATGCAACATGGCGGGAAGAATCAGTAATCTGTCGTACAATATCCCTGTGCTTGTTCAACTCACGCAGCGCGGCGCAGACACGCTCCCACTTCTGGACATGATTTTTCGCCCGACGCAGTTCGCGGTTTGCCAAATGCAGCGATGGCAAAATCAAATCATCAGATCGCGTTGCAGTAAACGATGGCAGCGACTGCACAATGTCCGCCATCGTTTCTGTTTTAATATCTTCCTGTGTTGCAGCTTCCTGTACTGGTAACGCAACACATGCAGGCTGAGGAAAG